GACATCCCTTCTGGGAAGTTGGCGGCTGTGCCGTAGCGCCGCACGGCACCCGTCACGGAGAACCCGGCCTGCCGGGAGTCTGGCTCGTAGCCGAGATAACGCAGCGGCACGGGGCGGCGGCGGTAGACGTAGTTGAACACGATGTTCGGCGGACTGCCTGCCATGAGAATTTGCCACCGATCCGGCAGGGATGGGTCTTTGATGACCGTCCAGTAGATCGGGGCGTTCAGTGTCGGCAGCATGATGTTTATGCGCTGCCACTCAGAAGGCGTCACGTAGGTCGTGACAGTGGGGTAAGACATCGGCGGGATTAGGGCGTCGATGTTCTTGACGTTCTCGGGGAGCGTGAACGACTTGATGCCGTCGCTGCTCCCGCCGCCAGTCCCGTCGAGAGTCCCCGTAGCGACATGAAAGTTCCAGTCGCGTGCATTCATGACGTCACGGTAGGCGTGATGCACGGCCGCCCGCAAGAGGCGGTGCTCGCCATCCTGCGCTCCGCCGCCGACGGAGTTCATCAAGTATTCAAGGATGTCCTGTGCTGCGTAGTACATACGTTTCTCACGGGGCGTTGAGGTATAGGACTTGCGCGGCGGCAGTGTATTGGGCAGTGCCAGTACTAAAGGTCAACTTGCATCGGAACTGAGCGGTGTCGTAGTAGGGCTTGTATTCTGTGAGGTATCGCATGTACAGCGTTCGGCCAGACGTGACGCCAGACGACTTCTGCCAGAGGTACATGTAGTCGTCTGGCATATCCGTCCAGCCAGCGCCGGAGTTGTACTGCCATTGCAGAATCGCCAACTCGTCGGGGCACGCGGTGTAGTTCATGCGGAACTCGATCATGTGGCCGCCCTGCGGAACGGAGATCCCCAAGTTAACAGTGCCGCATGAAGCACAGTTTGTGCGGTCGCCCGGTTGCAACGTAACGGTTGCGGCTGGCGTCACTCGCACTTGGAACTCAGGGAACACCCAAACGCCAGTTCCGCCCTCCGCAAGAGGCACCGTAAGCGTAACGCGATACCGCGAGTAGGCATCCGCACAGTCGGCCGTAAATGTGCGAGTGCTGCCAGTCCCGAACGACTGCCATCCGCGAGGATAGAGTTCGGATGGCCCAGTTAGTTTGTCCCATCGCCACACAGCAGACCCCATCACAGGCGTGCCTCCGAACGCCTTCGACACAAACGTCGGGGCGACCAGCGTGACGGAATCGCCATGTGACACTACTCGGTCTACCGGTAATCCAGAGAACGCCGAGCCGTTCACAACTTGGAAAGATGTGGTAACGGAATCGGCGCCCACGTACGCTTCGGCGGTAAACGTGCTGGCTTGTGTGCAGGCGGCTTGCAGCCGCTTGGAAGGCCCGTCCTGCACAGTAGCGACGGTGCCCGCTTGGGTGCGACGAAATCTATAGGACGGCGCCGATGAGCTGGTCGATGCAGCCGATATACTCGCATAAAACGTGCCGTTGATGGCGCCGACCGACGACTCTGTGGCACTAATGCCGAGTGCGACAGAAGACTTCTGTGCTAGTCCGACGTAAGGGTCAGATGCTATGGAGTAGAACTTCGGAACCGACGACTGCCCGCTTGTCGCCATAGAAAGCATGGCCTGCCCCTTGTCCGTAAGCACTTGTACGGCGTGCCCGGACGTCCCGCTCAGAAGTGACGAGGCAGAAACGGACACGCGCGACCATGCGTACCCGCTCTTTGACCAGCAGACGTTGTAGGATTGCGCGGGTGCGCTGCCGAAAGGGCCCTCAAGGGCCGTCAAAATGCTGAGAGAGCCTGACAGAATGTTCGACTTCTGTACCTCTAGGTCTTCCACGTTTGCGGTGTGCCCGATGCCATACGTGAGGCTAGTGCCACGCCACGTTAGGCCACCGTCCATGCTGAGCGCGCAGGCGACCGGCCCAACCGAGCTGGTGCGTGTTCCGGCAACAACCACAGAGCCGTTTCCAACAGCAGCCATGTGAATGGGAAATATTCCGAGCCCAGACAGCGACGCAACCTGCGTTCTGCTGGGGCTGCGGCCAATTGCGCCGAGATCGTAGCGATACACTGCTTGCGAGCCAACGCCGTCTGTGCTCACGTATCCGTTCGCATCACCGGAGGTTACTCCGTTGTAGCACGCCACTAAATTGCGTGGCACGTTGTCAGCGTACGGTATCGAAACCGCAGGAGTGCCGTCTATGGTGCCGGATGTGTAGCACCACGTGGAGCCTGAGTTGCTCTCATCCTTGCCGAACTGGAGGTTGTATGCTTGGCGAGTCCGATTGCTTGGGATGTTAATGCGTTGCGTAGTCTGCGTGCTTTCTGTGTGCATCAACTGCTTCTGCGGCTGTCCGGTGGAAGCGTTCGTTCCGGTTCGGTAGTAACGCGCTGAGCCGTAGTAAAACACACCGTAGCCCGGACCTCCGAACCCCAAGAACTGCTCGGAGCCGTAGGACACCAGATATTGTCCGACGCACGCCACCCCAATCGGATCGGCGTATGCGGCGGTTCCGCCCGGCAGAGGGACGATGTGCGGCTGGTGCCACCCCGTTGTCGCGTCGTAAGCCCACACCTGTCGAGTGTTGGGTGCGGACGACGGCGCCACAAGTGCAAGCGCTGTATCGCCGTTGCTTGCAAATGTGTACCGGCCAGCAGGAGGAGCAAGAGCGCTCGTGACAGCCAATTCTGTAGGCGTAACGATATATTCGTCCCGGACCAGCGGGACTGTGGAGTACGAAGACCAGAACGAGGCGTCGCCGTTTGTTGCGACCGCCTGCACGCGAAACCGAAACAATGTTCCGGCCGGATAGGGTATTACGTTGAACAGGGCGACGGATGGGGTGGACTTGACGTTCGTCCCAGCAGCCACCCACGACGCACCCGCTTGATAGGAAGCCTCGACCGTGTACGACGAGATGGTGCGACCGCCAGTCGAGGCGGGGGCAGAAAAAGAAACCTGCATGGTCGCGCCTTCGCCATCGACGGTCGAGGCGGACACGCTCTGGGGTGCGGCAAAAGCGCCTTCTCCCGGAAGATCGGCCGTGCCGTACGCCAACGTGGAGCCGACGTACGCCCGCAACACCTGAGCACTTCCTAAGGCCAGCGTGGGGCTTGCACTACCAACGGCGATAGGCATACAGCACCCCTACGGACGAATGACGTAGAGCGTGGTAGAGGACGGGGTGGCAATCGCGTTGTACTGCGCCTGTGTGAGAGACACTATGTTCGTGACAGCAGTGGCTCCAGTGATCCCCGTGACGTTGCTGGCAACAGCACCAATGTCGGCGGGAGCAATGGCGTCCGCGCCGCCTGTGGCATGGCTTGCCTTGTGGGAGGTCGATGCCGCCTCAAGGGCCGTGCGCACCGTTGCGTTCGTGACGTTCGCCATCAGCGTCCGCCAGTACGACGGCAGCACGGCTGAGTCAATCGTCCACGTGGCCCCGCTATTCGAGACTACGATGTCGCCCTTGTCGCCGTCGGTGACGCCAGTTCCACTGCCGCCGCCGCTACCGCCACTTACGCTCGCCCAAGAAAGGACAGAGCCGTTGGTGGTCAGATACCTTCCGCCGTTTCCGGCGACGGATGGAAAGTCTGTTACGTCAGCCAGGAGTTTGTGGGTGTGCGAAAGGTCTGCCGCAGCAATAGACGCAGCGGTCAGCGAGACATCTCCCGTCAGGCCGTTGACCGACGACACGATCGGAAGGCCGTTATTTGCGCTGATAGTGACCGAGCCGGACGAAGCGTTGTACTGGACTTGGACGTTGCCGCCAGCCTTTATCATCGCCCCGACCTGCGCCTCAACCTTTGGGCCGAAGTCCGTGATGGCTGCTGCCGTGTGCGTGTGCGTACCACCAGACAGCGAGCCCGCAATGCTCAGGTTGCCTCCAACAGACAGCGAGCCCCCGACGGACGCATCACCGCTGGCCGTCAGTTTGCTGACGCTCAGGTCGGACGGCAGGGCGTGGCTGTGGTCAGCGCGAGCAGCCGAGCCGCTTGTGCCTATCGTTGCCGTGCCCGCAGCGGGAGGTGCATCGCTCGCCAGCGTGACGCCGGAAAAGTACGGAAGCGTGGCCCAGTTCCGCACGCCGTCGCCATACTTGACCTTGCCGGTGTCCGTCTCAAGCCCTTGCTCTCCTGCTGCCAGCACAGGATTGGAGGCAGTCCAGTTCGCAGCCGTATCCCGGCGGACTTGAATTTTGACGAGAGGCATCCGTTAGCCCTTCACGCAAAGGCGGAACGTGGCAGTGCCAGCGTTCGTGACGGCCACGATGAAGGGAGCGGCGAACAGGGCGTCCGGGATCGGGTATGCCTTGTTGGCGACGATAGTCGTGGAAACATCGGCCGTGCCGTCGTTCACGGGAACCGGCGTGAGTTCCGGCCCGAAGGCCACGTGCCACGTAAGCGAGGTTGCACCGCTCGCTACGGCGTCCACGACGAGGACACCGCCAGCAGCGGCACCGAACGGAATCTTCGGGCTGGTAGCAGCCGAGTTGGTGGCAACCACTGCACTCGTGACAGAACTGAGTCGCTCGATCTTGTTGGGCATTACTTCTTCTTCCTTTTCCAGTGCGGAACGATGCGGTCCTTCACCTTCTCGATGGCTTCGCCGCGAGAGAGCTTCGGGTGCTCCTTCATCTCCTTGCGGACATGCTCGTTGAGAATGCGAGGATTGATGTCGATTTCCTTTGGCGGACCCTTCTGCGGCGGCACGTAGTCCACGATCCCGTGAACTTCGAGGTCACGCTTCTTCGCCACCCGCAGGATGTCGGCGGTGCTGTCCACCCACGCTTCCGGGTCACAGTGCCCACGCTTGTCGGCAATCCCGCCCATGAAGAACTTGCCGGACGTCGTAATGCCAGCCGCCTTCGCGTCCTTCAACATCCGGTGCGTGAGGTACTTGGGCTGGTTCTTCATCCACTCGTTGGCGTACCGGCCTTCCATGAACGCACGGTCGGTGCCACGAGTGCCGGGAGGCTGCTGGAGGGCACACATCTCGGCCCACCGCTCGCTCATCCCTTCCGCAATCATGCGGCGATAGTGCTCACGAACCTCCGCAGAGGATGCGGCGATTTCCGGCGGATAGGCGGCAGTTTTGGGCATGGAATCACCTACCTACTTCTTGTCTCACTGGGGGAGCATTTCCGGCGGAACCTGCGGCAACTCCGGGTTTAGAGCCGGTTCTGGCGGCAGTCCGGGAGGAGCCTGCTCGGGCGGCGGTGGAGGCATCCCACCCGCCCCCTCCGGGCCACTGGGAGGCGGCTGGGAGGGAGCAGCGTCCGGCGGTGGTGGAGGGGGCGGAATGAGATACGGCTTGGCGTCGATGTCCAGGCTGTCAGCCCAGTCGGAGATGAGCGAGTTCATTGGATCAACAATGCCCATCGGGATGAGCCCTTGCAGGATTGGCCCAAGCGTCTGGAGTGCCGCCTGCATCTGCTCGACCCTCGTCGCCTTGTTGGGTTTCCTCGCAGAACCGGACTCAATGCGGTACTCGAACTCACGGGCAATGGTGGACGGGTCCAGCATCTTCACGTGCTGTGCCCATGCAGCCGCACCCAGCGGACCAAGAACAGGCTCCACATCCTGAGGCTCAAGCAGCCAGCGAGACGCAAACGCTTCCCGTCGGGCAAGGAGGCTCATGGCGTCCTCGAGTCGGTTCGCCATGTCGTCCGGGCGTACCGACAGTTGCTCCGCCTTCACGCTCGCCTCTGTGGCACTGCGTATCTGGCTGGATGTCATTGCGTAGGCCAGTTCCGTGAGTCCGACGCGCTTGTCGAACATATCGGTCACGGCTTCCACAATTTTCCAGAGTTCGGGGGAAACCTCCGGCAACTGGAACACTGAAATCAGATCGTTGACCGACCGGCCTAGCGTCTCGCTGATCTCGCACACCTTGAACCCACGTTCCGACTGCGCAAGGATTTGATCCTTGATGTCTTGATCCGCAGCCTTGCTCACGCCGATGAGCGTCTCGCAGCTCGTGGCGACACGCTGGGCAATGAACGACAACGCAAAGTTGATGAACCGCAGTTCCCCAACTCCCGGCTTGATGTGACTGATCGGCCAGATGTATCCGGGCTTACGGTGGAAATCGAGTGGCACGAACGGCCAGCCATTCGCCTCTGCCCAGAACGGAATCGGCCACTGCACCGCACGGAACAGGCTTGGTGGAATGCCAGTGTTCGGGTCTACCTCCTCCTCCAGCGAGGCAGGCGGCATGTTGAGCGGGTGCGGGATACCCTCGCAGACGACGATGTAGCAGTTCTCTCCTACGCCATCGAACGAGCCGACGAGTTCCGACGGCATCTCCCGGAGCCGATCACCCAGCCCCGTCTTGCTGTAGATTTTCCAGTACGTGACAAGTTCGTTGCTCTTGCCGACGCGACGGCCCTTGAGGGACTGTCCGTCTTCGCTGAAAATCTGGTCGCCAGCAGCGTCCTCGATGGGCTTGGCTCCTTCGAGGTGCCCCTTCAACTGCTCTCGATCCAGCCCGTACTGCCGGGCCACGACGTCAATCGGATGGACGCAGCGGCGGGCACACCACGTGATGTCTTCGATCTCGGTGGCGTCCGGGTCCATCGTGAAGTTGTCCACGCTGTCCGCAAACGAACCCACCATCCCCATGCCGGATCCGGGAAGGGTGACGAGTTCCGTCCACCACAGTCCCATGCCCTTGATAATCGCCTCGTCCACAACCCGGCGGCTGTGGGTCTTGAGGTCGAGTTCGTTGGGCGTGTAGTTCAGCAGCCGCTCCATGAGCAGCGATGCAGCCTTGCGCACTTCCGTACGCTGCACCGTCTCCTGAGCGGCCTGCTGGTAGGCCATCATGCTCTGATCGTCCATCACGCCAATCACATCCGGGCCGACGAATGGATAGCGAGAGGGCGTCACCTGACGCACCGGATTGCGGTGGTAGATGACTGAACCAAACAACTTCACGGCCTCGAAAACACGGTTGCACTGCATACGAAAGGCGGGGGGCGCAATCGTGCGGTTGTAGCCGTACTCGTGGCGGGCGTAGGTGTCCTTCCAAAACCAGTTGTGCGGGCCGTCAAAGAAGCACATGGCCTCCTTCGCGTCTTCCGTGAAGGGGCGCTTGTGCTTGAGCGAAAGTTCGATCTTCTTCAACCAGCCCGACGCAATAGCGCGCAGGGCATCTTCACCGGTTCTGGTTTCCACCGCTGTGCTTCCTTGCAAGTGATGCCTGTTCCGTCAGGCTGGCAATCTGGGCCATCATCCCGTCGAGCTTCTTCAACTGAGCCGTCTGCGGGGCGTACTCCCACGCTCCCCACTGCCGCCAGTCCGAGTTCTCCTGCAAGCCGGGATCGTCCTTGTGTCGAACGGACGGCTTCTCTTGGAATCCCACGAACGGCGTGAACACGATGATGTTGACGGTGAATTTGCCGGGATGCTGAGACACCCAGCCCAGCGACGGCTCCGTGCAGGAGAGGGCGTCGTGATACCAGTAGACGGAATCCCCGATCCGGAGGGACGGCGGGCTAAAAGGTTCGGCTTCCATACTTTGCTCCTGACTGTGGGCCTAAAAAGATGTAGTCGTCGGCTTCTCCGGCGAGGCGCTTTTTGCGCTTCCGCATCCACTCGACGTACCAGGGGTCTGGACCGGCCTCCACCTTAGGCTTGTGGTATCGAGGTCGATAGGCACAGAGGTACTCAAGACACTGGCAGGCGTGGACTTCGCCCCGCGTGTTGGGCTGGTCAGTGACCACGTACGTGCCGCCCACCAACTGGGTCTTGTGCTTGTACCGCCGGAGTTCCCGCTCCAAGTCAGGGCACGCACCCTTCAAAATCCGCAGGGTAGGCGACCCCTCCGGGCGGATGTGCATGTAGTTGCGGACGGCCGACATACGGGCCTGCACATCGTCGCATCCCGCCAGAAACGAGTGCCCGGTCGTCTCTGAGGACACCCCCTGCTTCTTGAGTTCCTCCGTGTACAGTTCGACTGGGAGCCTGCCGGAGCCGATCTCCCGCAGCCGACCGCCGTGCATGTCGATCACGAAGGAGTAGAAGGTCTGCCCAACACACTTCTCCCTCATCTTCTCCCCGAAGACGATGGCGTTGCAGTTGCGGATATAGAGTTGATCGTAAATCAGCAGCATGGACTCATCCGGCGGCACGGCGGCAAACAGCACGCTCGTGACGGCATGGCCGGGATCAATCGCAGCGTACCGACACCAGTCGCTAGGGATCGTCATGTTCTCCAGGCTCGCACGGTCGTACCCATGCACGTGCATGGCGAACGTGGGGTAGCAGAGGATCGAGTCGCTGATGAACTCGCCCTCGCTGCGCATCCGCAGAACGTCCTCGCCCAGAGCGGCCCACGATTCGATACGCTTCCGCTTCTCTCCGTCCGGGATATGGGGGTTATCAAGAAACCTGAGCACGAACTTCACGATGTCAGGATTCTCGACACCGGCCTCCGCCAACTTGTCAGCACGCTCGGCAAGGTTCTGGAGCGAGTCATTCCGGGAATGTGGCATGGCCGACCACGACAGCACACCGCGCAAGTCAGAGAGACGGGCCTGCATTTCGGGAACCCACGCATCGCCGTTGTTGACGTCCTCGTCAATGTGGACACGTGAGGCTTTCCAGCCCTGTGGGGGCTCGCCCTCTGACGAGAAGAAGTAGATTTGCCAGCCGTTCGTGAGTTCACACGATTGGATGTAGCGGGCACTCTTGAGCACCCACGACTTCTTCTTCACCATTCGCGGCGGAATGAGCGGAGGCGCTGGCTTCGCCTCCTTCTCCCTCGCTGAGTCGGTGGCTGGGTTGTACGCTCGCCACTCGCCACTCTGTTCGTCCCGAATGATCTTGAACGCCCCAGCCATGAACAGCATGGGGTAGACCACGAGCCCGATATGCTTCCAGTCCTTGCCCACGATGGCGAGGATGCCGTCCTTCTCCGGGTACTTCCCGAACGGGTCTTTCCCGCAGACGGCTCGGGCATCCTCTACGAACGTGCAGAGACTCTTGCCAGAGCGGTTGCCACCGATGACGAGGATCTCACTCGCCCTGCTCTGGTGAACCAACTCCTGCTGCGGCGTCGGCCGGTACAGCCGCAAGGCTTCGATCCGGCGGCTCGCCAACTCCGCCTGCATCTCCTTGAGTTCGTTCTTCTGGAACTCCCCCAGCCGCTTGACCGAAGGCAATGGCGAAATCTGAGGGGGTTTGCGGCGGCGTGATTTGGACATCGAGGAGTCTCCCTTCGTAACTGACGGCAATCCTGCGGAGCCTCTGGTCGAGTTCGGCTTCGATCTCCTCGTCCGTCCACTGCATCAGAGGCTTCTTGGCACCGCCCAGTTCCGTGTTCTTCGTGACCAGCCTGACAACGCCTTCCAGCAACTTGGTGCGATGGGCACCGCCTGGAGGGGCGTCGAAGTATTGTTTGACCATCAAGGCAGCGAAGCCGGAACTCCCGCCGAAGTAGTCCATCAGTCGCTCTAGCAGTTCGCTGGAGTGCGGGATGTTCTCCCCGCCACGCTGTGCGGCCTTGAGGAAGGCACCCATTGCCCCCTGCTCGATGGCCTGCATGTCGCCAGCCTTCTGCTTGGTCTTCTTGCCCCTGTTCACCTTCGCCCGACAGATGACGCAGCGGCTATCCCACTGGCCGGTCTTCTTCTTCCGGAAGTGATCGGCGTTGAGCGGGAAGGATTCGCCGCAGTCGATGCAGAGTTTCTCGCTCATGATGCCGCCGCACCTCCCCAACGAGGCTCGCAGTTACCGCAGCCGCAGCGGCCCTCCAGATACAAGGCTGCAAACCGAAGCAACTCCGGGTCGTCCCGGAAGTGACCAAGACCAAGATTGCAGCGTGTACACAAAGCACCGCGCACCTTGCCTGTCTTGTGGTCATGGTCAACGGACAACTGTATCTTCTGCGTTTCCCCGCAGATAATGCACTCTTTCAACTGCCTCGCCTCAGTGAAGGACTCTACATCCACCACGCCGGGCGGCATCCGCGTTGCCTTGCGGTAGCCGCTGCGGCATGATTTGCACCACGAGTCGAGGCCGTTCTTCTTGCGGCGATTCGCCGGAAAGAACTCTCGCGTCGCCTCTTTCTGCTCTCCGCATTTCGTGCAGGCTAGCAATCCCATGCACGCCTCGCTTTCCTCAGGCGGCTGTTGGGATCGGCTGCTGCCTCAGGCCACATCTTCATTTGCCCCGCACTGCGGGCACAGAACGAGTCCCGTCTCGAGCCGCCCTCCGGCTGCGGTGGCTTGAGATTGCCACCCGTCTCACGGTTGTAGGAGGCCCGCCCAGCGGCATTCAGCCCGCCCTCCGGGTCTTTGCCCTCCTTGCGCGTCCAGGCCGCAGACTTGGCCTTACGCACCCTTTCGCCGTGAGAGTCCACTGACTTTCCTCCATTGCTTGGGGTCAGGGTACGAGTCGTCTCCCGGCTTGGCGGGCTTGCCGCCACGCTCACGCTTAGCGCGGATGTTGTCCCACAGACCCCTTGCCTTCCGCACCCTGTCGCCTTTGGAGTCCATGCGTCACCTGTCCGCCTGCGGTACGGACGAAATCATGGGGGCCATGCCGGAGCGGGGGGCCGGAACCTTGCCAGCGCCAGCCTCCTGCTTTGCCCGGAACTCCGAGAGTTCCTCAATGTCGAGCAGGCCCGCCTTGTGCAACTGAGCCATGATGGACGAGCGGTCGTCCTTGAACTGCGTCATCGGCGTCGGCTGATTCGGGATCATGTGTCACTCCAACGAAAAGGCCGCAGGTAGGGCGTCCCTTCCCCACCTGCGGCCACTCGTCACGACGCTACGGACAAGGATCAGAAGCCAGCGGCCGTACGGACAAGGATGCGGCCCGAAGTCGTAGCACTCGTCGCGATGGCGTAGCCAAGCAGCGGGTTCGTGGACTGGGCAGCAGCCGAACCGGAGGTGGCCGACAGACCGTATGCAGCACCAGCCGAAACGCTGGTCGAGGTCTTCGTCACCGTCGAGGGGCCACGAACCACCAGCCAAAACACTTCACCGTCAGCCACACCGGCGCTGGGCAGGTACTCGTCCACGACGCCCATGAGGGCCGTCGAGGTCGTGGCAAGCCCGTCCACTTCGGTCAGGATGGCGGCATCCTTGAACTTCGCCACCGCACCCGGCACAAGGGCCGAGCCACTGGCGTTCTTCACAGCGATGCACTCAACGGTGCGGTTGCTGTTGATGGCACCAGTCGTCGGGTTCTCGTCCCGGAACACCTTGCGGGTGCCCACAACGGTCGCACCGTCGCCGTTCTCGGCTTCGTACAACTTGAGCGTAATGCCAAGCGTCTGGCCGCGACCGAATCCGGGATCAGCAGTCAACGTACTCATCTGTCGTCAGTCTCCTAGAAAAGGTCAGGCGAGGGCAGCGAACTTCACAAAGTTGCGGGGCGACTTCATCTTGATGTTGGCGAGGACCGACACCGCGTAGCGATACGCGGAAAGTTCCTCGTTAAAATACGGCCCCTCTGCTTCGAGCAACTGGCCGGTCATCACCTTCATCTCCATGTTCCCGATCGACAGGGCATACCCGACGCCGGGAGGACAGCCGTAGTCGCTGGCGACTTCGATGCCGTCCATCTCCACCGTGTCGAAGCCGTACGACTTGAGGCCGTTGGTCTTCGTCACGATGGCACGTTCACGCGAATCCAGCCGGTTGAGGAACTGGATGTAGAGGGCACGGTCGAGGAGGATCATGTCGATCTGATTCTCCTTCGTGTCGTTCCGCTTGGCGTGGTTCGTCGCCGTGCGGATCGCCTCGACGCACTGATCCTTCCACGTGGCAGTCGCGCCACCGAAGAACGTGCTCGTGTAGTTACAGACGAGCGGCGCCCAAAAGTCATACTCGGGATCGACCGGCACTGCGGGCCACGCACCGACGGCGAGCTGCGAGCCAGCGTACTGGCCCAGACCGCACTTGAGGCCAGCGTACTCGTCGTTCGGGAAGCCGAACGGATCGGCAGCGTTGGCCGTACGCTGAGAACCATTCGCCACGTTCACCGTGCCGTTCACGGAGAACATCGACTCCAGGCCGTGCCACCGGTTCTCGTTGCCAGCGGCGTTGCCGTCGATGAACACTTCCTTTGCGAGGTGCTCCTCGATGCTCTCCTTGAGCCGGTTCGCCATTTTCCCGGCAACGTCGATGAGTTGGGCCTGACCCCTGTTCTCCAACATCTCCCGTTTGCTGATCTGATCCGTCACGGTGTATCCGCGATACGGGAGATTGGCACGCTGCCACAGAGCATGGCGAGCGAAGACGCGCGGCGATTCTCCGGTGTACGAAGAAACCGGGACATTTCTGTAGCGGACCTGCCAATCAAAACCGCGCCCACCCTGATTCATCGCGACGTTGCCGTTCGCTTGCAGGGCGGCGAAGACCTTGAACTTGCGGAAGGTGGTCTGTTCCTCTTCCTTCAAATGAAGGGTCAGAGTTGTGCCAATGGAACGGGCCCAGTCTACGCTCGACGCCATGTTCTACCTTTCAGTTGATTCCGTCCCGCGAGATTTGTTTCGCGAGACGTTGTTCAAAGGTCAGTGGTGCTTGAGGGGTTCTCGGGTCATTCGTTCCCGCGCTCCGGCTTGGATTGCGAGACGCTTCCCGTCTAAGAAACTCTATGTCCTTTTGCGCTTGAGTTGAGACATCGGGAGTTGCTTCTGGCGCAGCAGGAGCGGCGACGGCAGGTGCAGTTTGCTGCGGTAATCCAGCCTCAAACGCACTTCGCTGCTGAGTGCCTTTGTACTGCTCCACGAGTTTTGCAAGGAGATCGCGTTCCACTGCAATCGTGGCCCATTCCCAACGCTGCTCGGGTGTTCCGATGCCTGCTTCGGCCAGTTGGTCGATGTACTTGTTCGCAGCGACACCCTCCGCAGTGGGCTGGCCCTGCTCGTCGTACAGCCAATCGCGGTTTTCTTTCTCGAGGCCAGCGACGTACTGCGTACGCTGCACTTCCTCGAACTGCTTTTGCACGATCTCTTGTGCGATGTTCTTGGCCTGCTCTTGGATCATTGGCCCGAGAGCCTCCTCAGGATTAGTGAGGAACTTCTGGGCGAAGTCGGCCTTGTACTTCTGGTACTCGTACAACGCATGGCGTGCGTCGAGCGGAGCGCCATCCGCCACTACCTCACGCCCGTTCTCGTCCTTCACGAGGTACTGCTTGTACGACTCGCGAACCTCCGGCGGGTTCCACCACTTCTTCATCGCCTCCTGCGTGGCCGACTGCTGCGGCTGCTGCGGGGCTACGGGCTGCTGGGCTTGTCCTCGCCGGGAGGCAAGGTACTGCTCGAAGGGTTCTCGGTGTTCGAGGTACTGCTGGGCGTAGGGGATGTACTGCTGATACTGGGCAAGTGCTTGTGTTGCTGCTTTCTCTCGCTCCATCGAGGCGTAGAGGCGGCGAGCAATCGCCACATCGTCTGCCCCTTTGAAGTCAGGGAGAGCCTTGAAGGCATCCCACACCGACTGCTGCGGCGATGCAGCGGGTGCAGCCGCTTGAGGCGTCGAGGTTTCTGGTGCAGATGACGCACTGATGTCGCCCGTGTCGGTTGAGGTGGAGGTGTCGAGAGATTCGTCGGCTTCCATGACGGCTTCGTCTGACATGAGAGTTACCTACTTGAGGATGCGGTCGAGCAAGAACATTCCGGGAGGCGTGACCGGGCTCCCGATCTGCTGCGGGGCGAGCCCTTCGTCCTGCAACTTCTTGTACGCCTCCGCATCCGCTGTAGATACTCTTGCGTAGTTCGATCTCCGCTCCATGCCCTCTTGAAGCTGCTGCTGGCGGGCGTCGTTCGCGGCCCGCACCTCAGGCTTGGTCTTCAACTTCGCGGGCTCTGGAAACAAGTCCACGTAGTCTCCCCATGTTCGCTCGGAGCCTGAGCCACCTAGCGATCCCAATATGGCGGCGTTCGTGCCCTGCTCCATTGCGTGATCCATCCCAAAACCCTTCGCCACCTGCATGGTCGCAGGCTTGAGCCACCCGCTGCCGCTGATTTTCGCTGCCGCGCCCAGCGTCTTGGCGGCACCAGCCATTGGGAACAGGATCGTCGGGTCGGCACTCGCCATAGCAGCATCGCCCATGTCTCGCAGGAACGGTGCGGGCGTGAAGCCCATCGTCCGCTGCCATCGCTCTCCGCTCTCTGGGGTTCCGGCCGCTTCTTGCAGGTCGCGTATCTCCGCAAGCCTCGCCCGGATGGCGTCCGGGCTGGAGCCGGTCGGCAGGTGGACGATTGGTGCTGGCGAGAGCGGGCGAACGTCGGTGTTCGCCATGTAGTTGCCGGTGGCAGTTCGGAACGAGTCGCGGGCCGTGTCCGTCTCCCCGCTGCCCTGCATTTGCAGGAACTCCATCGGAATGTCGGTGGCGACCATGTACCCGCCGGTCGGCAGGTCGGGGTTCCGCAGGGCGTTCACCATTGCTGGCTGGAAGCCTTCCTGCGACTTCCATCCACCGGAGTCTCGCCAGTCGTTGCGGTACAGCGGGTTGTTGTTGGACTTGTCCCACGCCACGACGGCCTGCTGCAACGCCGCTCCGGCGGGCGTGTGGCCCCGCCCGTCATCCGCTATGGAGCGTTTTTCGGCAACGCCCGTCATCCGCTCAAGGAACTCCTTGTCGCGGAGATACCGCTGGTTGAACTCGTTGGTCGCGGGATCGACCAGATAGATCGACTCCTCCCACCGCTTCTGCACCTCGTCGGGCGTTCTGCCGACTTTGACGTACTCCGCCCGTGCGTTGGCTCGCTCCTCTGGATTGGCCCAGCCAGCGGGACCGGCTCCAGCCTGACCGGCCAACTTGGCGATGAAGCCAGCAGCCTCCGCATCAGTGAATGGGAGGTTCGTCTCTGGGTTCAACTCCGGGATGCCATGACGAGCAAAGATGTCCCGGCGGATGCCACGAGCGCGGATGTCGTTGGGGTCAGCCATTACTTCCTCAACAGGTTGCCGATGATGGAGTTCACCTGCGTAGACTTCGGGAGGTCGCGCTGCATCTCTGCCTCGCGCCAGAACTCGTCGTCTGACATATTCTTGGGGCCGTCGATGCTCTGGGCTCGCTTCTCCACTGCGTCGGTGTGCTGATTGTCCGCGATGTTCTGGTGCTTCGGGCCCGTAGACCGGAACGCCTCGTAGAGCCGCCAGTTCTTGCGGCGGTCATCGACGTTCGTGCTTTCCCTGCGACCAGTGGTGTCCATGCCCTACTCCATGCTCGGGTTGAACGACTTGCCCTGCCCAGCACGCAGGCGTTGGTTCTTGAGGTACTCGTCCCGCAGGGCCATGAGCCGGTCTGCGGACGGTGGCGTGGCTGGGGTCATGGCGCTCTCCGCCTGTGGGCCGGATTGCGTCAGCCGACGCATGACACCCTCGCCCATGACGGCGGCGTTGTTCAAGGCCGCGAACTTGCCGCGAGTCGCATCCACGAACGGGAGCGTCACGCCGGTTACGGACTTGACGGCACCCTCAATGCTCGGGACTTCGCCCTTGCTGACGAGCATCCCGTCGAACGTGTTGTCTTCGCGGCCCAGCCAGTTCTTTGCCATGCAATCCCTCACGGGATTTATGGCCGCACCGGGACGCTATCGGGCTAGGAGATAGAGCCCGACGTTCGAGAAGGCGTACCCGCAGTAGACGGTGCCCATCGCGTGATTGCCCCGCCAGAACTGCTCTAGGGCGACGTAGGCGTAGATCAAGCCGGTCAGGGCTATGAGGGGTCCGCTCATGACTTCCTCGTGAAGAAAGGGGCTGCTGGCGGTGGCCCCCACGACAGGGCAACCACCGCCAGCAGCACACCAGCGCAAAAGCACACGAACAGGAGGAGGGGAACTCGCATCAGAACGGGATGACGTCATCCACTTCGCTGACACCAGCGCTCACCATCTCCCGATCCTTCTGAGCCCAGCGGAGGCTCTTGCCCACCTCATCGGCCATGAGACGCAATGAGGAGCCCGGAGTGCCGTCCTTCTTCTGGTACGTCTCCAGAGCCAACCGACCGGTAACGACCACCCTGTCGCCCTTGTGGAGCGTCTGGGACACCATGTCAGCCTGCTCGTCAAAGCAGACGACATCGACCCACGTGGTCTGGGGCTCACCGCCGTCCTTCTTGTAGGTCGAGGCGACGGAGAACGAGAGCATGGGCTTGCCGGAGCGGGTAGTGCGAAGTTCCTGCACCTTGCCGACGTTGCCCGTAATCGTGGCGGAAATCATGGGAATCCTTTCGTGATAGGGACGCTGGACAGGGGTATAGTGTATCGCTATACGCCGGTTCAGCAAGCCCCCGCCCCCTTGCGGATATTGTCCAACGCCCAGAGCGGCTGGAGGTTCGAGTAGTGAAAGCACTGAGCCTGCTGGTCTGGGTCGGTGAGGTCAAAGGAGGCACATGGGCGGATGTGGTCGATGTGCCATAGGTGGCGGTTCTCCCAACTCATGCCCGGAGCAAACCGGGATTCGAGGTGGGCTTGCAACTCCGACGGCGAGCATCCGACCAACTTGCGGCAAGAGGCCGACTTCTTCTCCCCAGCCAGAACCTTGCTCAGGCGTTTTCGCAGGCGAATCATGGCGTCATAGCCCGGATCGTGCTCCCTCCGCAGCTTCCTGTGGATGCGGTCCTTTTCGCGGGCTATCGCTGCGTACTCGGGGTCCGATGCCATGCGGGCCTTTCGCCTCTCCGCTGCGGCCTTGAGGCTGACGGCATAGCGCATCGCATACGACTCATCGCAGGCAATCCGCCCCTTGCGGCGCTCCGCCTGCCTCTTACGGCTCCTCTCCTTCGACAGCGCCCGCCGCTCCGTTCGCGTCAGCCATCGCTCGTCCATGTCGCACCTCCGCGACACAGCCTCCAACGAGGGGAGGGATGTAGATAGGCTCCCCTGATGGTGGGGTTTCAATGAAACTAAGAAACTTTTGGCGCACGGTATGTAACTAAGTACGTGCGGGCATTGGGGGGTTCGGGGGTGGGTGCGATCCACCCCATCGCGTGCGTTCCATCTTCAATCGCAGCAACGGCTTGCGTCGTAGCCGATTTCACGCTCTCGACCGTGACCGTGAACCACCCTGCGGAAAGCCTTTGATTCTCGGTCCATTCCCCGCTGCGGAGTCTCCTTTTTGTCGGCAGGGTGAACGGCGTTCGACCTTCACTGTGACCGACGGGAGGACGAACGATGAATCGAGTTGTGCGACAGGCCATCCAACAGTTCGATGCCCGCTACGCCATGTACGTGAGCATCTACGAAGGCACCACCGCTGACCACTGGGATGCACTCGCTGCCGCCCTGCTGGCCTATCCGCAGATTCGCTGATTCCGCCGCTGCGGAGTCTGTCTCTTGTCGGCACCACGTTGGTGCTGGCTGTCCCGTGTTCTCTCACTGAGGGAGTGTTCCATGCGTGATTTCAACTACTGGTACTGCTACATGCGGCTGTCGGGCTACGACCACTGGTCTGGCCTGTTCCTCGCCATCGAGATGCGTCGTGCTGATCGCAAGGGCTATCTCGTCTGATTCGCCGCTGCGGAGTCTGGATGGTAGCGGGGTACGGTTCGCCGTCCCCGTCTCCACCCGCACTTCGCGGGAAGGTTCGATTGTTCTTTCACTGAGGAGATTCCTATGTCCACTGCTGATTTCAAAGCCGCTGTTGCTCTCGCCGTCGAGCAGGTTCTCGGGCTGGTCAAGACGGACGCTGCCCCGCCTGCCCCTGCCCCTGTGAAGCCCGCAGGTGATGACATCCGGGCCAAGCGTCTGGCCGCTCTGGAGAAGGCCCGTGCGGCGAAGAAGGCGAAGGCTGAGGCCAAGCCCGCAAAGGCGGCAAAGGCCAAGCCTGAGCCCGTCGCTGCGGTCAAGGCCGATGCCCCCGCCTGGACGGTCAAGGATCACACCACGCAGAAGGGTGTGAAGGGCAAGATCATCAACGTCGGCCCGTTCAATGCGTGGCTGGCGGACGGTGACGACGACAAGCGTGCGGCCATCATCGCCGCCATCAACGGTGTGTTCCGTCACGCCCAGTGCGACACGCTCGTGAAGGCCATCTGCCGCTAACCGCTGCGGAGTCTGGGATACGGGGCAGGACTGACACTGCCCCCAATCCTGCACTCGCAGGTTTCATTCACCACG